ACGAACCAAATCGATGGCTTGACTGAGCAAAGTTTCAGTTTGCGTTTTCATATCACTCCCACTCCTTGAAGTTACCAGACGCTTCGTTGTCTTTGTATCCGCGAGCATACTCATCGAGTTCATCGCCAGTCATCACGACAAGAGTAATTTCTTGCGAGCGATAAGTGTCACCAACGAAGTAGTGCGGATTAAAGTCGCGACGATAATAACTATCGGCAGCACCACGATCATACGGACTGCCATGACCACGATCAAGACGCATTGTTCAACCTCCGAGAAAGAGCAAACCAAACTGCATCACGAACAGCAGTATCTGTGGCTTCCTCGAAGCCTTTGACATTGCTGAGTTTTTCCAACATCTGCATCACAACCTTCCAAGAGATATTGATGCGATATGCCACAGCGACGATCTCATGAACTGCGGCATTGCCTTCGTCCGTGTACATTTCATAATATGGAGTTTTCATTAGGCGATCACCTCAATGCGCGGCTCATACCCTTTCTGTTCGGCGAGATCGTCGAAGAATGAATTACCAAGAAGCGGAGCCACGAAAGTATCAGACAAGAATTTCTTGTCGGTCCGACCTTCCCACACACGCTTGATCGTGTTGGCGCGGAACGTGCCATCCGAAAGAATGGCGGTCACGAGACCGATATAGTAGCAGTTATTGACACCAACGAAGTCAAGAGACTTGACGACGTCACCGATTTTCACAACATTTTCATATTTCATAAGACTATTATAGCGCCATTGAGGATTTTTGTAAAGCGAAAAAACTCTAATAAAATCAACAACTTACAGTTCTGCGTAGATCTCGTCGACCTGGTATTCGTCGTTGAGTTGGAGTGCCAGACCACGAAATTCGCTGGTGCCAGGCTCACCCTGACAGATTTCAACATACCACCCATTATCACAGGGATTTACCAGCAACTCTACGTTGCCGTCTGTGTAAAAACCAATCATTTTTACACTGGAATCCATGATGTAATCGTCGGGCTTTACGCGACGAAATTCAATTTGATTGATGGCTGACTGATAGTCGTAATTTTCAAAATCAATATTTTCGTAGTTCATACAGATATTATCCTATAAATCCATGAGAATTTCAATAGTAAAAACCCTTGTAAAATCAATAACTTACGCTCGCGCCTCTACTAAACTTTCCATCTCGCTGATAATTCCGTCTATAGCGTAGGCTTGAATCTCGTCGTGAAACGTCTGTAATTCCTCGGTCGTCGCCGTGTTAAAATCGGCGTCGGTCGGGTAATCGTATCCTAGGCGTATCGCTTCGGGCTTGATCTTATTGATCTGCTTAATTAATGCTTCTCTATTCATACAGCAATTATGGCTTAAATCTGCGTATTTGTAAAGCGAAAAAACTCTAATAAAATCAATAACTTACGGAAGCCTTGTAAAACCTCCTGCAATCGTCTATTGGCGGTCGTCTTTTACCCTCGGGAATACCCTCAATCCTGGCTGACTGGGTCTGTAAAGAAGTCTTTGTCGTTGAATGCCTTGTCGTCGATCCAAACATCGTAACTGGGCTTGCCTAGTCGGACTTCATGGAATTTAGCACCCCACGCAAGTAACGATCCGTGAGTGATCTTGAATTGATTGATGCCACTACCAGAACCTCGCGCAGTCCAATAAATGATTGTGTGACCTTGATCGTAGAGATCATTTATTTTTTGAATGCGTTCTGGGTATGGTGTAGACAAATCATATCTTTGTTTGCCATCTATTGCTGGAGTGTCGCAAATAGTTTGATCAATGTCTACAATATAAATCATGGTTCTAGTTCTCCATCAAAATTTACATAACGAACCTTCACGCCAGCCTCATGTAACATTTGGTCTGCGTGTTCTATTGAGTAGTGCTTACCTGCGCCAACACCCTTGAACTTGCGATTAGGTCCAACTATTTCTTTGACGCCAACTTGAATGAGTGCACGTGTGCAATCAGCGCATGGCTTTGGTTCCCAGTTTAGGTAAACTCTTGCGCCTTCTAATTTGATTCCATGTCGCGCAGCATTATAGATTGCATTGCGTTCAGCATGCTCAATCCAATGATATTTTTCTGGACGTTGCCAGCGTTCGGTGTCGTATTCTTCAACACCACGTGGAAAGCCATTAAAACCCATCGACAAGATGGCATTATCATCACTAACAATTACACAGCCAACCTTTGTCGATGGGTCTTTGCTTTTCTGAGAAATCAGAGCAGCCTGTAAGATAAACAATTCATCCCACGTTAAATCATTACGAATCATATAATATTATTTGATCTCAATCTTACGAGGTTTCTGATCATCAGGAATGACGTTCTCAAGTTTGATTGAGAGAATGCCATCAGCAAGGTTAGCATCACGAACTACAACTGTGTCTGAAAGAACAAACTGACGAGCGAACTTACGACCAGCAATACCCTTTACAAGATATTCGCGGTTGTCGTCCTCTGTCTTTTTGCCTGTGACTTTGAGAGAGTTTTTCTCAGCAGTAATTTCAATCTCATCTTGCTTGTATCCAGCAACTGCTAATTCCACATTGAATGTATATTCGCCAGTCTTGACGATGTTAACAGGCGGGAAAGCAGTTTGAGTTGCTGTAAGTAGATGAGCCGCATTGTCTAGTGCTGCGAACGCATTTTCAAACCCAAGAGCAGTTGGAAGAAGGCGATCGAGTGCTGCGGACGTGAGTGTAGTGATATTTGTCATTTTGTTACTCCTTTAGTAAGCAAGTATTGTTATGGACCCCTTATGGGCATCCAACTATATTTATATCAACTATTCACACCAGTGGAACCAAATCCACCATTTCTTTCAGAATGTTTTTCTGGTCTATTTGCTGCCACTACAAATTGTATGGGCTGATTGCAAGTAACTTCTGCTTGCGCAATTCTGTCGCCTCTTCTAAGAACCTGACCGATTCCAGAGATATTTGTAAGAAGAACAAAGACTTCTTCTTGATAGTCAACATCGACAATGCCTTCTGAATTAGCAAGGATCAATCCTTTCTTGAGAGAAAGACCTGAACGTGGATGAAGGCGAATGCTGTATTGTTGTAAATTATTTGTTTCTGCAAGTATATCGGTAAACTTTTCAATAGTGATAAGTTGCTCGATCTTGAAGATTAACCCAGTAGGAATAAGTAAACGATCTCCTGGGTAGATTGAAATTTCCCCATGACCATTTATATACTGAGAGATAGGATTGTTATTTTTGTCATAGCCTTTGACTGAATCTTCAGTTGGTTGAAATGACAAATCAAAACAATTAGAAAGTGATGTGCCATATGTTGGCAGTTCTACATCATCACGAAGTCGGTGCACGTTGACAACTATCATAATTATACTCTATAGATAAATAAATCGCTTTCTTCGTACTTGGTTGCTTTGCCATTATTTACATTTAGAATGAAACAGCCAGTGCTCCAAGGATCCCCAAAACTACCTTCGCCGATAGTATCCTTGACTGCATTTCTTACTGCCTCGCACCAAGCATAGTCATGACCTGCAAGGATGCCACCATTTTTTACTTTCGGAAGCCATGCTTCAATATCACGTTTACAACCTTCGTATGAATGGTCGCCATCAATAAACACAAAGTCTACAGATTGATCTGCGTAGTTCTTTGCTGCTTCGACTGAGTCGCTGCGAATCGCGTTGATCATGTGAGCAACTGGCTTGACGTTCTCTAAGAATCGATTCATCAGATCAACGCCAAACAAATCTTGAGTACCGTCTTCAAGATATCCGCCATCCGCCCAAATATCAATACAGTCAAATTTTATATTTTTATTTGAGTTGATAATTTCAACAGCCATGTACGCTGCTGACATTCCTTTCCAACTTCCAAGTTCTACGAAATGACTTCCTGTTGGAAATTTATTTACCATCTCAGCATAGAGTCTTGGATATGTAAACCAATTCTCACCCATGTGAGGTTCAAAACAAAAGTGTTCCATAATTAAGCCTCTTTCTTTTTCTTCCCGATAGTATATTTGGAAACTAACTGCCATTGATTCTTATCTTTGAATGGCAGAATCTTAATTTGTGATAGAGGAGCAACGTTATCTTTAGTTTTCTCTGGGCTCACTAGTTTGACGAGACCCCACTCAGCCATTAGGTTAGCAATCGTGTTGCGACGTTGAACATCATTGTCGCTCATATTGCTTGGCTTACCGTCAAGTTCAAAAAGTTCTTTGAAATGAACAATGTAATACTTGCCCTGTTTATGCAAAATATGGCAGGACTGATAGAGAATGTTATCGTTTTTAGCAGCAACGCCGATACGTGTGAGCGTCTCGCGGACTTTGAGGAAGTCGTCTTGCTTTTCTAATGTGACTTCTACTAATTTATCGACCATGGTCAATCACCCTTATATAATTGTTTCTTTATCGCGGTGATCTGGTCGTCAGAAAGAATCTTTAATGCTTCAGATGCCTTCGAATCTGAGTAGCCATAATATTCCTTGACAGCATTCAAATCACTGCTTTGAGCCTTTTTGTGCCACTTTGAAAATTGGCGTTTCTGGGCTCTTATTATATTTATAAGAAAGTCATATTTGAGTTTGTTGTCAAGGGATGTGTATATGTTCATTTCGTTCGCCAAGAGCACCGTATCCCGATGGTACGAGAGAGCACGATTGACCATAAATGCTGGATAAGACCTTTCGTCAAGATCAGTTAGCAGCGCATATTTTTTCGTCTGTAGTATAGACGGAAGTATTTCGTTGAATAGGTCAGCCATAAAAATTATCAAACACCGTTTCTTTAGTTATTTCAGGAGAAAGATATATAACCTCATCTAACCATTTCCATTCTTTTGCTTTTTTGAGCATGGTATCAACGGATCTACCTTTTCTTGGTTCATATGTAAAAAAGCAAAAGGTTTTAATGTGCGGATATTCTCTCTTTACAAAAGAAATACTATTTAATGCTTTTTTAACATTATCAGTTCTTCGAGCACCGCCACCTTTATTCCATTGATTATTTTCTCCACCCTTCGCTTCAGCAACCCATTCGATTAAGTCATGAGTGATCTTACCAACAAAATCTAATTCAACACCAAGTTCATCAAAGTAAACATTTTTTTCAATTATATAATTAGGATACTTTTTTAATAACCATGTGTAATATACTTGATTCTCGAATTTTTTCCCAATAGGAACATTTTGTCTATTAACTTCAAATTTAGCCATTGAACTTGCACTCCACCATCATTTCAGTGAGGCAAGCAGTCAAATTTAATTCATGATCTGCAACAAACGCAGCCTGATACTGATATTTTGCAAGTAACAATACTGCATTCGGAATCGTAGATTTATCCATAATGTCATATAGACTATCATAGATCTTACGATAAATTCTTGCAGGGTCATCGCCGCCAAAATCAGCAACCCACTTACGCATAGCATTGAAGTTTTGATTTTTTAGTGCAACTACAAGTTCATTGATTGAAACATCAGCAACGCTAGAAAGAATACCAGCATCAATGCTACCACTGACAGAATATCTTTGAAGTTCATTTAGAACACGGCGATAATCTGGGAAGTGTTTCTTGACTACTTCAGCAAGGACTGTCTTGTCATACGGAATCTTTTCTGTAGTCAAAATTTCCGTAGCACGCTTCATGAATGCCATTGCCATCTTTGGCTTATCTTCTTTACGAAGTTTAAACTCAATGACAGCACATCGACTATGCAGCGGCTCAATGATCCTGCTCTTATAATTACAAGTCATGATGAAAGTGCAGTTATGTGCAAACTCTTCCATGGCTGCGCGCATGGCTGGCTGAGTTGAGTTTGGATTTAGATAGTCAGCCTCATCGATGATGATGACTTTCTTGCTGCCAGTCAAAGACATTGAACTGGCATAGTTCTTGATCTTCATTCGGAAGGTGTCAATACCTGACTCATCCGAACCATTGACCATCAAATAGTCGCAGTCAATCTCATCACACAATGCTCGCGCAACAGTAGTCTTACCTGTGCCTGGACTACCACAAAGCAATAAATGCGGGATCTCCTTTCGGTCTACATAAGACTGAAAGGTTTTCTTATATTCATCAGGAAGGATACAGTCTGCAATCGTATGCGGACGATATTTCTCGACCCACAACACTTCGTTCATAATATAACTCCATAATATAGGTGGGGTGGAGGAGGTGAGTCCTCACGATGAGCAGTCTGGCGGATAGTATCGTCGGTATAGAAAACCGCACCCCGATACTCTTATTTAGCAACGTTTTCGTATACGGTCTGGAAGTCTGATTGTTCAGCAACTTCTTCATCATAATTGCGCTTATGATAGACCTTCGCCAGTTTCCTACTCAACTTCTTCGGGAGTTCACATTCATCTTGCATTTTTTGGAGAATTTCCTTGATGAGATCGCGCTCAGCCTCGATACGAGTAAGTGAGTTAGAGATCTCTTGAAGGCATCCAAGAACTTTTGCTTTATCGAGATTCATTATTCTTCTCCAAAGGTAGAGTCGGCTGCTTCAACGGCGATGAAATAAACAATCGGCAACGTTGTGTGCTTAAACTGAGCAAGACCAGCCTGACCCTTCTTCGCGATGGCAACATCATAAGAACCATCAAGAAGTTTGAAGTTTTCAACCTTCATCACAATCTTGAACTTCTTACCATTCTCTACTGTGCCAATTTCAATTTTGGATTGATCAGCAGCATCATCCTTTACGTCAGCAGCAATAAAGTGAATCGAAGAACCATCACACTCAAAGACAAAGTTTGGTGAACTGGAGATACCTGCGCTACGACGCATCCACTCAAGATCTTCTTGCGAAATGCTGAAAGAACAATCTGGGTTTTCTAGCGCAAGAATTTTATCTGGCGGAGTAACCATGACTTTTGGCGAGCAATACTTAATGTAATCAGACTTCTTCTTGTTCTCTGTCGCGATGTTGACCTTATCATCATCAAACGAAAGAACTGGTTCTTTGTAGAGAGAAACCTTGGCAAGAAGTTTGTTTAGATCATAGATCGCAAACTCTTTAGGAAAATTCTCATCAATAGTTGCTTCGGCAAGAACAGTACGAAGCGGAGAAATAGTTTTGAGAACATTGCCCTGCTTAAATTGCAGACTCTGATTGATACCAGAGAAGTTCTTCAAAATTTGCACAGTGTTATCAGACAGTTTCATAATTAACGACCTCATTTGCTTCAACATGATTATTATATATCGAATCAACTATTTTGTCAACTCGAATCTTCAACTCATCTAATGAACAATTATTGTCCATTACAATATCATAGTCACTACCAATCCACGCCCATTCAGAATAATGCACTTCTGGATAAGCATTGCGCATTACATCTAGATTTTTGTAACCTAAATTACATTCTCGAGCAAGTGAATACCACTCAGGATCATCACCACGGCGAACGCGAATAACCTTGCCACCGCTATCTCTGATTGCTTTAATTTCATTTGGGAATCTCACATCAGCAATTACATAATTTAATTCAGGAAATTGTTCACAACGACGCATCACTGTATGAACCCAGAGGTCAGGATGAAACACTCCACGACCTGCCTCTGTGCCCATTAATTGAAGTGCAAGTCTTGGTGAGAATGGTTTACCAAGTTTCTCTGACCACCAACTGTCATCTTGTTCACGCCATGCGCGAGACTCAGGATTGTCACCTTCAAGTAAAGCACGATTCCATCCGAAGATTGTTGCGCAAGCATCTTTGACGCTGTTTGCATAACTCTCTTTGATAAAATTGTGTCGCTCAACCAAGAGATCTGCGACTGTGCCTTTCCCTGCTCCGATAAAGCCTACAAGCCCAACGATCATATAATTATAGAGTTCCGACCCAATTGGCTACTGCGGGCATGTCACCAGTAAATGGATAGGTGCCGATGTGGTGCGTTTTCATCCAAGGACAGAGCCAAATCTGACCGCCAATCTTTCGCCACATCTGACAGAACATGTAATCTTCAGACAAGTAACGATCTGAACCACCGCCAGTAATCGATTCCTTGGTGTCAATTACAGTATCAAAGTATGCATGAATGTAGCGTGATCCATCAAAGTTTGCTTGACCAACATGGTCTGGCTTGTAGCGAATCATTGGGAATGCTTCTCGCGTCTTATCAAAGACTTCTCTACGGACAAGCATAAAACCAGTACCAATCTCAAGAACTTCAATAGGTTCAGCAACGCTAAACTTTGTTGTTCCTGGCGCAGGATTGAATACAAAGTCACCAGCAACTTTCTCAAGTTCACCAGTTTCAATATTCGGATTCTTTTTAATTGCTTCTTTGACTGCATGCCACTTGATTGACTTCTTCGGATATGGACCACCGATGATGTCTTTCTTCAATGCGAGAAGAGCAATTACATCACGAGGATCAAAGTGAATATCAGAGTCAATGAAAAGAAGATGTGTGAAGCCTTCTGCGCGAAGGAACTCATCTACTAGGTAATTGCGTGCTCGAGTAATGAGAGATTCATTAAAGATAAATGAGAATCGAGTCTCAATACCATAGTTAGAACACACTGCTTGTAAGTCAAGACATGACTTGACAAACATACCATGGGACATACCGCCATACATTGGCGTGGCTACGAACAATTTAAATTTTCGTAGTTCATCTACTTTTACTTCTAATTGCATATTAACTCCAGAGTATAAAATTCAAACCAACTATCTATATAGTCAACCGAAAAGTGAATCTAGTGTAGCACCTTCAGTTTTTTGAGGTCGCGAGTCACGCAATCTTAACTCTGCGCGATTCTTAGACTCACGAACGTACATGGTACAAAGGTCAGGATACTGCTCTTCCAACCACTTCGCATTTCTTGTAATGTTTTCTTCTTTGCGTGCTTCAGTACCCTGCATACCACCTGGTTCTGCATAATACTTTGTCTTTACTGTAATATCATCTAATCGTACAACCACGCCATCTTTTACATAGTGTTGAAGTGTGCGCTGGTAATCTTCTTTCTCATCAATTGTAATTTTAAGATCATCGTCATGACGATTGATAATACCCCACATACAACCAACGCAAAAATACAATCCAACTGATACTCTATTTTTCATAAACATTGGATTGTTAACTGCATAGATACCAAAAAGATATGCTTTATTCTTTTCGCATTCTTCGAAGCCACGAAAGAAAACTTGCTGCTCTAGATTCTCAACAGGAACAACAGTCTTGTCGTCAACTTTACGCAAAACTTCATAAATGTCATCATCGAAGCACATAAGTTTAGTTCCAACTGGATAATGCTTCTGAATAATTCTACGTTGAGCCTGGAGTCCAACTTCACCGATTACAATATTCTTGTATGGTGTATTAGTAAGTTCACGTTTGTAGTCATCGTATTCTTGTTCGTTCGCTACGAATACTGTGACTCGCTCAGGATCTACGTTATGTTTTGACAATACCGCAAGTGTCTTATCACGAACACCTGCAGGTCGACGATAACTGGGAATAGCAACTCGATAGTCCATAATTTCTCCTTAACCGAATAGATCGTCTAGTGTTGATGATTTGTTGTATGCTTCTGGATGATATTTTTCAACCATCTTTTTTCCACCAACTTTTTCCAGATAGTCATACCATTCTTGTTCGTCCCACATTCCTTCGGAAATACCGTTCCAAAGACGTCGCTGGAGTCGGTGTTCTTTGTTCTTTCGACGTGACTCGACATAATTAAATCTATGATCTTCATATTCTTTAGAACCTAATTGTAGCATACCTTCGCGCAAATAACAAACTAAACTGATTCTCTCAGCCTTTTCATCATCAATTTCAATTGGTGTGTTACCATGCATGATCTCATGATTGTTAACAAGAAGAAGATCTCCAGGACGAACATTGACAGCAATGCGATACTCAGGAAAAACAAGGTAGCCTCCGCTATAATTGCCATTGTTAGAAAGAACAAGAAGATTAGATAAACCATCAGAAAAGTCACCAGCATCATAGTGTGCTGCTGTACGAAATGTTTTGTTTACAGTAATTGTAGTAAACACAGTTCCAGGAACTAGAAACGCAGGATCAATTTTATCTGCTGCTGCTTTTTGATTACCCCAACGCCATGGCAAGAGTTCTTCAAAGCCACGATTCAAAGATTGAAGAAACGGAAAAGCCAACTTAAATTTATCGAAGTGGTTTTGTGTATAAGCAGTAGCACGCCCATAAGGAATGCGAGGATACCGATCGAACCAGCCAGCGATTCCAGATAGTACAGCATTCGCGTAAGTTGTATCTGAGATGTACGCTTCTTCGATTGCTTTAGTCCACTCTTTACGTTCTTTGACATTGATCTTCGATACCTTACCAAGCCATTCTTCAAAATTAAAATTATCTTCTTTTACTTTTGCGCCGAGCCATACTAGTCCACGTGAAGATTCAGCATTAGCATGCTTTATACGCAACTTTTCTATTTCGTCAACAATATTGTATTCAACTGCAGTATTCTCTGCTTCTTTTTTGAACAGATCAATTACTTGAAGTTGAAACTCAGTAACCCAATCACGACCACCGCATTTGTCGCCTTTCGGACCAGCAGCAAGTCCGCGATTTTGTGATGGCGTAGCAGCCTCACGCAATCCTTGATATGCTTGTTCTTGTTCTTCTTTAGAGAAGAAGTTCTTACGAAACTTGAAGCCAATTCTTTTTTCATCCTTGGCATCATTTAAATCTAATCCTGCTGGAAGATAGCAATCCGTATCTTCCTCGATTACAACATCATAATGCGACGCATCCAAAAATTGACCAAGTAGATGAGTGCAGTCAATCTTTTCTCTTGCTACGATTTCTCTGACCATGAGTATTCCTCCGAACTTCTATCTATTATATATCGAGCAAGTAGCAATGTCAAACTCGGTAATTCCAAAGTCAAAAAAACTGTGGGGGCATGAACTGCCCCCACGAGAACCAGAACGGTTTTGTCAGCCAAGATTAGGCAGACATCGAGACGTTAATTGCGTCACGATAAAGGGTCTTGCGAGCGCGAGCAACCTGACCACGATCGAGATACTTCTCGAACTGCTCGCTCGGCGTGCCGAGGCGATACGCGAAAGTCTTGGTGCCGTCGCTGAGAGTGGTGCGGTTCGTGTAGACCGAGATACCCTCATTGCGAGCGCGATACGCAAGATCAGCAGCGTTGTCAACCTTGAACATGGCACGAACCTGACGCGATGTCACGGTGTTGCCATCAGCAAGATAACTAACAAAAGAATTAAGAGCATTAGACATATATAATTACCTTCAAAAATACCCCATCAATAATATTGCAAGATTGGGGCTTTCCTTGCAACATACCATTTATTATATACTAACAAATGGCAAAAGTAAACTTTTGGTTACAGCGGATGCCGTTCTTCAAAAGTTTGCATCCAAGTCAACAAAAGATTTTTGGCTTCAGTTCTTGAAACATCAAATTCTTCGACGAGATAAGGAGCAGCACCAAACATGTTAGTTGCACCAGAGTCACGAAGATCATCGAGAAAAAGATTTGCTTGTTCTTGCAATGTAAGAGGCATACAGTTCTCCATTAAAACGGGATATCGTCCTTCTCACGATCAAGAGCAGTGATCAAAGTCTTGGCTACACGATCAATAATCTGCTGAGCAGTCATACCCTGATCCAAAGAATCAATCAATTCATTCTGAGACAAAACTACATTCTGTGTCTGACCGTTTTTGGAAACAGTCACAGTTAAGTTGCCAGTGTTAGGATCTGTGCGTGTTTCAATCTTGGCTTCATCAGTCTTGGCAGGCGCAGTCGCATCAGCATCAACCTTCGTGTACAGATCCAAGAACGCAGTCTTGGTGTCAGTATCGAATCGATTCAAGCACATCTCGATTGCCTTC